ACCGCGCGGGGTCGAGAGTCTGCGTCGTACCGTTCGTATCAACATAGGTGATGCTCACCACAGATTGCAGAGTCGGCTTCGGTACGTGGATAGTCCAGCACGGGAAGCGATCCAGCTTCAAGTCCCAAGTCTGTGTCACCAGCGCGCGCCGAGTATAGCCTTCCGCCGCATGACGGATAGTTCGGATGAGCGCATTCAGTTCGGGATCGCCTGTCGTATTTGTGGTCGGGGCTTGTGCTCCCAGCGAAGCGTCAGCAATGTTGTCGGTGTAGGTTGTCGCTGTGTTGTTGGTGAGTGTGGTGAGCAACAGGTAAGTGCTGCCGTTTGCCGCCGTGCGGTACAACTTGCGCGCCGTTACCAGCGATCCGCCGATGGGGATGCCTGAGTATTCCATCTTGCCATTTACGGCATTGTTCGCTACGGTAACTGGCGCGGAAATGCCGCCTGCTTGCGTTTCACCATCCGCCGTAACGAAAGTCGCGAGCGTTCGATAAACGCCGTTGCTCAGATTACCCGCGATTGGCGTAGCCGCAAGCGCCGCTGTAAATGCGCTGGGCGGCACTTCCTGGTTCATCGAGTCGATACGCGCCCGCTGCGCTACCTCGCTGACGGTGAGCGGTTCGACTACCGGCGCGGCGACGAGCGTGAGAGAGGACATCTATCGGCGTGCGGGTTGTTTCGGTTTGGCTGCGTCGGCTTGTTTGCGCTTTTCGGCTTCGGCTTCGGCTTCGGCTTCGGCTTCGGCTTCGGCTTCGGCTTCGGCTTCGGCTTCGGCTTCGGCTTCGGCTTCGGCTTCGGCTTCGAGGCGTTCGGCTTCGAGGCGTTCGGCTTCTTCATCTGAAACGCCCTTATCCACCCACACCGCATGACGGGTAGCGACAAGCATTTCGCCTTGCTCGAAAGTCACTTCGCGCAGCGACCCTTCGGGGAAATTCCCGTTCGGGCCGCATTCAAGCGTGGTCATCTTGACGATAGCCATGTTAGAACTCCAACAGCGTAGCAGTCAGGCCAGTTCCGCCAGTGATTGTCAGCGTGCCTTGGAGGTACGCCTTGATCGTGTTCAGCGGCACGGCGACTACGCCTGTGGTGGCGGCGATTGCGGTTGTGGCGTAACCCGCTGCGACGGACACAGACGGCACACCGTCCACCGAGATAGTCGTGGCGGTAGAGCCTACGAACGTAGCGGTAATCGGCGCGCCGGTCGTGTTCTCCAGAATCATAATCGGATTCTTGGTCGGGTTGAACGTGAAGCTGTCCGTACCGTTCAGCGTAGTCTGGGTAACGACTCGCGATCCGGCTCCGAGCATACTTGTTGCGACGATTGCTGGCATGCGATTCTCCTTAAACTGTTATGGTATAGATGCGTAAAACAAACTCGTTCTGTTCACAACCTTACTTACCACATTATGCGATGTGCCGTACGAAATTGCAATTTTCCTAAATGACGCTCCTGACGCGTGCCGCCCCCTAATATCCCTCACTTGGGCGTCGTCAAACAGCGATTTTCTTTCGGCTAATTTTTTACAAAAACTTTGGGGCTTTGATTTGTTTTTATTTGCAGCGGATATCTTAGCTCTTGCTTCGGGACTTGCTGCGCGCCCGGTAAGCGATGCTGATATCTTAGCTTTCTGTTCGCCGCTGACAACCCTACCTTTTTGGGACAGAGACATCTTCCTTTTTGTCGCCTCTGTGTGCGGCGATCCGAGTCTTGATTTGTTGCCAACTTTGATTTTTGACATCAACTCTTTCGTCTCTTTTGTATGGGGGAAACCCAATCTAGAATGCGCCGTAGGGTTGATGTTAAATCCGAACCTCATATCAGCGGCCTTATGCGCCGCTATCTGCACCGTCTCGCGAGTCAGCAATTCAGCCGAGTTAGCGTACTCAATAACAAAAAACTCGAAAGCATCTTCCCCGTATTTCGACCATGCGTTTTGCAAGGGCGGATTAAAATGCTTTCCTCTTTTTAGCTGGTATCGGTGGTTGTACCAACGGGTATTAAAATCTACCGCGCTGCCAACATAGATTCGTCCGTTCGGTAGGCACCGTATCCCGTAGACACCGCCAGCGTTTTTTGAGGCAAGGCTACTCAAGAACGACATGAAAAACCCCGCTCTTGACGTTACCGCCAGCCGCGATTACGATTTTGACGCGATCGTTCGCCAGTGCGATTTTGTCATTTACAGCCGTTCCCGCAGCGGCGTATAGCGCAGCCACGCCCGCCGTGCTGTGCGTTGCCTGGCGCGGGGCGCGGGTGGCGCTGGCATTCACCGCCGCTTCCGCCCAGAGCGTTTCGCCCGTGGCTTCTGCGGTGATGGTGAAGCCAACGCCGTTCGCGAAGTCAGTCGCAACGTAGCGAATCTGCGACAGCTTGCCCGTGCAGACTTCGCTGTACGCGGTGGCCGAACCATCCGCCGCTGTTGTGACGGGAACTACGAGACGCTGTGCATAGCTCATGGTTTATGTCCCAATCGCGATCCACGCGAACGAGAGATTATCCGTGAAGTCAACCGCCGCGCCGTAGGTCGCGGCAAAAGTCTCGATGTAGATGGAACCCGCCGCTGGCGCACCCGCTTGGTCGCCGATAGACGCAGCAACGATAGCTTGTTTCGCAGTAACAGCTTGGATTGGCGACGCGACCACCGCGACAACCGTTGTCAGGCCAGTCACGACGGTATCAACCGCCGCTACTTGCAGATGCACACCGCGAGCAATCTTGTAACCCGCAGCTACGCCTACCGCGTAGTTAGTTGTGGCGGGCAGTCCAGCAATAGCTGCGGTTTTGTCCACACCGGCTATGCTCAGAATTCCACCCGATTCAATGTCAATGGTTCCGCCCGATGCAGCGGCCAGCAAATCGCCGCCGTTGCGCTGTTGGATTTTCGGGCCATACGTTACGTCAGCAGTCATGCCGTTCTCCTAAATAGGGAGCAGCGGGTTGCCCCGCCGCCGAGTTGTTACGCTACTACGCCCAAGCCCAGCGCCGAAGCGATTACGCTTGCGTCGTTGGTGGTTGGCTTGTTGTTGGCATTGTACTGGATAGCGATGATGCCGCCGACAATCGCATCAGCCACGGTGCGAGTCAGGTTGGCAAAGATGTACTGCATCGCTGGCTTGTACACGTCCACGACCAGTGCTTTGCTGTCCGCGCTTGTGGCATCCGCTGTGAATGCTGCGGTAGCCTTCTGCGTAACAGGGGACGGGCTGGACACGCTGTTCGCGGTGTTGCCCTTCGCTGTCAACGTCAAGATGGAAGTCGTAGTCACATCGCCCAACAGAGCGATGAACATCACGCCTTCGTAGCCCGACATGTCCAGTACGGAACTGTTGATCGCGGTTTGCGCTGCGGCAGCGGCAGGGCTAACTACGGTGATTTTTACATCATTTGTTAATTGCATGGTGATTCTCCTTGAGTTGGGGCGACCGTAGCCGCCCCGTCAAATTAGGCCAGCTTGATCCGCGCCATTGCTTCATTCAATGTTGGCATACCGTCGCTTTCGAGCCTGCCTATGTAGCCAGTCTGGTTCGTCTCTGCATACAGTTCCTTGAGCACTTGAACTTGGAAGTCCAGCGCGTCCGCGATCCAGTAAGTCGAGAAGTCGCCCAGCATACCGACATACAAGCCGGTGGTGAAGGTGTTGGGGGCGTACTCGCTCATCATCACTGGACGACCCAGCAGCATGTCGGGTTCACCAACACGCACCGATTCGCGCCACAGGTACTCGCCTTCGCCGTCTTTCAGCTTGGTGATCTGTTTCAAGGCATCGCGGTGGAACAGCCAGTCGGCATTGTTCCAGTAAGCGCCTTTCAGGCTGAACTTGGCTTCGATCAGGCCATCAAAAGTGATGGAGGTGGTCGTGTTGCCGGTGGACACGTCGCGGGCGGTGGTGATGCCGTTGGTGGAAGCGGTGAACAGGCCGAGGGGCTGGTTTACGCCGGTGCCAGTCATGTAGGCCTTCTCCTGCGTGATACCGAACTTGTAAGCCAAGCGTTCGCGCACGAAGGCGTCGATGCCCATTGCGCTCGTTGCGATCAGCTTGTTCGACACTTTCAAGCGTTTTGCCAGAGGATGCGGATTCAGTTCGCGCTTGCCGAAGGACAGGGTGCTGTCCTCGTTGCCGGTAGCGAGTTCCGTAGTCCAATCGCTGTCTGCTGGGTTCGCAACCAGAGTCGGTACGCCCATGCTGGCAGCGTTGTTCAGGCGGAACTTGGTTGCGCGCTGGCGGATAAACACCAGATCGTCCACGTTCTTGATAAGCTGGTTCACCCATTGCTGCGGAGCAACCGTGAAGCCGCCTGCGGTGTCCGAGTCCATTTGCAGGGCGCGGATTTCGCTATCGCCAAGGCTACGCGCGCCTTGCGCCAGCAACTTGCTGAACGCGGCACGGTATTCGTCAGTGCCAGTCTTGCCCAGTGCGCGGGTTTCTTCATCAACCGATTTGCCGGATTGCGTGTCCTTGCGGGCATCCTTGCTGCGTAAGGTGGCTTCAGCGGCATCGCGCTCGGCGGTCGCCAAAGACTCTTCGCGAGCAATACCCGTGCGGAGTTCTTCGGATTTGGCGAAGATGGTGTCGTAAGTGGCGTTTTCTTCGGCGGACAGGCTGCGCTTTTCGGTGTCGGCTTTGTCGAGGATGGAGCGCGCATCGGCAATAGCCTTGCCGCGTGCGTCGCGCATTTCTTGCAATTTGCTCATGGTCTTTCCCTTCTACAGCGTCATCAAGACGTTAGTTTTACCCCGGCGTTGAACAACTAAACTAGCTCATCCACTGCCGAGGCGGTAGTGGCGTGGCTTGAAAACTTTTAAACCGATAATTCTAATCTTTTGCGCAAAATCTCGTTCGCCCAACCGAGATGCTGCTTCGTTTCGTTCGACACGGTTTGCGCCGAGCGCATTGCTACGTCGGTCGAGTTGTACGCCGGGTAGGTGACGGGCGACACGTCGAGCAATTCGCATTCCAGCAAAGTGCGTACCGCGCGGCCCTCGATATTCTCCCACTTGTCGGCGATGGTGTAGAAGCCGAACGAGCACTGGCTAACGTCGCCGCGTGTGATCGGGCCGATAACCATATCGCGCACCAACTGGGTGTCGGGCGCGTCGATCTCGAAGTACAGGCCTTGGGCGTCTTCGGATAGGGTGAGTGTGCCGGACTTGTTGCGGCCAAGGACGATGTTCGCGTCGTGATTCCACAAGGCGCGCACATCGGCATCGAGAATAGTTTTGGCGAACGCGCCTGGCGCGATGCGCTCAGTGAAGCCTCCGAGGTCTTGCGACATGGAATTGAAGTTCGCAGCGTGTCCGCAGATTTTAGACGGCTTGCCGTCTTGCG